CTAAAGTCAGAAGCACCTACTTTTTGGGCTAAATTAGATGGCGATGTGAGAGATTATCTTGATAAGATTATCGAGGGGGAGGAACGTATTGAGGAAATCCATAATCAGATAAACGAACAGCTTACACAAACCACATTCGATGGTGTGTACAGTAATTTCATAGATACCCTTATGGACATGAAAGCGTCGTCCAAAGATGCAGCCGAGGATGTTTCGGAATACTTCATGCAAGCTATGCTCTCCGAGCAGATAGGCACACTTTATCAGGACAAGCTAAAGAAGTGGTATGAGAAGTTTGCAAAGGGTATGGAGGATGGTTCTTTGACGGAATCCGAAAGAAATGCGTTGAACAGCGAGTATATGGGCTACATTGAAGAAGCGATGAAGCTCCGTGACGAGCTTGCCGCAGCCACCGGATATGACAAGATTTCGCAAGAATCAACATCCCAGCTTTCAACTTCCAGAGGGTTCGGTACTGAAATGACACATGAAGATGCAGGAGAATTAAGCGGTAGGTTTACAGCATTGCAGATTGCAGGAGAAGAGATAAAGAATCAATCTACCATTCAATCTCAATCACTTAATCTACTAACAGTAAAAGCTGATGCTCTACTTTCCATAAATACGGAAACAAGGAATATCGCTGATGATACGCGAGATTTGATAGCACAATCTTATCTTGAATTAGTACAGATTTCGGAAAATACAGGAGCTATTGTAAAACCAATCATTCAAATTCAGAAAGATATGGCAGAAGTGAAAAACAATACATCTAAATTATAAACTATGTCAGATTTATTGATAAATACCCAAGACGCCTACACAACATGGGGGGTAAGAATAGGAGAGGGCTTTCTTGATGTACTTGGTGCATCATCACCCATGAAAGAATTTATAGAGAATAAGTCCCGGTTAGAACATGGAAAACGTGTGATAATCAATAATCCTAAAGTCGATGAGAGGGAAATAACACTTTCTTTTACAATTGAAGGAAATTCCCAGTCCGATTATCAATTAAAGAAAAAAGCTTTCTTCGATGAGCTTTATAAAGGCAAGATTGATATTCAAGTTCCGGCTAATAGTAGCGAAGTTTACCATCTTATTTATACTGGCAAGAGTGTCACTTACGCACAGAGTTTAGACCGAACTTTCGGAAAAATTTCAGCCAAGTTCAACGAACCGAATCCGGCAAACAGAAATTAAATTCCAACAATAGAGAGATTGTTGCGTATATGAGTGCTCAAAATTGGGCACTCTTTTTTTTATCTCCGAACTTTGAAGACGTGGAACAAATCGACATCAAAGACATATCCGGTGCTATCCTGCTTACTACCCTTCCCAATGAAGGCTGCAAGCGTAAGTTTACTCTTATGAAGGAGGACTACATCACGTTAAAGTTCTCCTTGGAGAGTCCTATATTCTTCAAACTTGGTTCATACGTGGAGTGCGACTTCGGGCTGTTCGAGGTGTGCGACTTGCAGAAGCCGGTATTCAACACCGATAACGCAGGCTACGACTATGAGTTGCAGCTTGACGCCCACTACTGGAAATGGAAAAACAAAATCTTTAAATATACCCCCGAAGTGGCCGGGCAGGAAGCGTCCTGGAATCTCACCGCTTCACTTGATGTTCAAGCCGGTATAGTCCTTAGAAATTTAAAAGCTCTTGGTTACAAATACAAAGGACAAGATTTTGTTTTCTCCATTGACAGCACTGTAGAGAATAAGGCGCTACTGATGACTTATGACAACATCAACATCCTTGACGCCTGCTTCTCTATGGCAAAGAAATGGGATTGCGAATGCTGGGTGACTGAAAACATCATCCATTTCGGACGTTGTGAGTCTGGCGATGCGGTGGATTTCGAGATTGGGAAAAACGTGCAGGAAATGCCACGATCAGAATCCCGGTCCACCTACGCCACCCGTATCTATGCTTTCGGCTCAACAAAGAATATCCCATCTGACTACCGCCCCGTTGATGAGACTGTAGTGCTGAACGGCGTGGTGCAAAAACGCTTAATGTTGCCCGAAGGAACTCCGTATATAGACGCTTATCCCGATATGACCACCGAGGAAGCCATTGAACAAGTGGTTATCTTCGATGATGTCTATCCCCGAAGGGTCGGCACGATGTCGGACATTACCATCAAGGAATACACTGACAAAATAGAAAATGCCGACGGGACTACCACTGAAAAGAAGTGGAATGCCTACCGCTTCAAGGATACTGGCATTACCTTCTCAAAGGACTATATCCTTCCCGGCAAGGAATTGAAAATCACTTTCCAATCCGGCAAGTTGAATGGTATGGAATTCGCTGTGACATTCGACCCTGAGGGAAAGCCGGAGAAACTGGGGAATGGTGGCTGGAACCCTGAGGCACAGCTTTGGGAGATAGTCAGGAATGAGGACTACGGCAGACCGCTTCCAGATGGAGCGCTTATCCCCGAAAATGGTGATACTTACATCTTATCAGGCTGGAATTCCATGAAGATAACTGAAATGGGGCTGGTAGCAGAAGCACAGTTGGAATTAAAGGACAAAGCCGATAA